AAGCCCTCAAGAACGGCGGATGCGAGTTCCCGATCTCCCATCAGGCGTCGCAACAGGGAGTCCGCGTCGAACACGTCCGCTGGGGAGTCCGGGTTGTCATTGTGCTTCGGGCCCTGACAACATCTCAGCTCTAAGGGTGTTCAAACCCAACTGTCACGGGGAGATCGTCAATTCTCCTACCAGTCATCCTGGGGACTGCCGTGTTGGCTCCTATCGACGTCGGCGGCGTCGACCGGAACCGGAGGGTGCAGAAATTTGTGTAGTCGCTTTCATTTGAGGTTTCCTCCTAGGTCGGGGCATTTGAGTGCCTGGACCCCACTCAGCTGATTCCTTGGCCAACTCCTGAGGTTTCTCACGAGTAGCTTTGGCCAAGGCCTTTGCACCAGCTCCGACGGCAGCCCCGATGGGACCACCGCCTGGGATGAAGCTTGCCACAATGGGGGCTGCATCGCCTATCACCTCAAGGATACTGGAAAACCACTCACCGAGGGGGTTTTCGCCGACTTTGACCGCAACTGGTAGCTCATCGAGTACACGCGAGTATAATTCGAGGGCTAAGGGGTCATATTGAGGGCTGGGACGAGTTAGGACCACTAGATCAGGCTGATCCGGAGTGGGTATTCGTTCCACAAAGTATCGGACAGTTACGGTAAGTTGACTATTCGGGTTGAGACCCGAAAAGATACAACCGTTAACGTCGTAAGGGAGAGCATAGTTCGAAGGGTTCCCGACCACCGTTTCAGTGGGGTTAGGAACAAAAACTCCTCGTTGGGAGTTTGCCAACAACTGAGTGTTTGTTAGGTAAGAAGCGAGACCAGCGTACCCTGGATAGGGGCTCGTGAATGGATTTGTGATGTCGTTTAAAGTACTGATAGAGTAAACTCCATCACGAGCTGCCCAAGTACGTGAATTTGGCAATAAAGTTGCAGAGGGCTGGTCTGTCGGGGGTAATTGCGACAAGGTTGCGGTAAATGGTTTGCCCGCAACCGTTCTCAAGGTGCAAGACTGTGGTAATGCCGGAGAGCGGTAAGCTGTCACGGACCCTTGTTTGTAAAGGTCGGCCGTGACATCGTGTACCTCAACTCCTGCCGCCACTAATCGCCAATTTCCTGTTTGGAAGTTTGACGGTAAGTAAACGGCATCGGAGGAGGCAACATTGCCTACTGTAGCTTGATTCCAAGCTGTTCCTTCTGAGGTCACAATAACATTGTAACCTGATCCCAACGCCACTGGGTACGTAACGTTATTGCCGGATAACGTTCCGTCCCACAACATGGTGTTGAGGTAAAACCCTTCATCGTTGTCAGAATCTATAGAGTTCTTACCAAAAGGCCAAGAACAAGGGTTGAGGAAAATGTGGCAGTCCCACGGAGTTGAACCGAGAACATTAGTGATAGTGGTGTTCAGTGTAATACACTGAACTAAAGATCTTGAAGAAGTGATATCCGGGAAACCATCGCAGGCCAGCTCGGTGTCATGGAAAGGGTCAGTTGCGTTAACCAACCAGTGCAAACCCGAAGCGGATAGTTGTCGAGTAGCAACGAGCTTGTCAATGAGTTGACGGGCCTTACGTGTAGTACGAGGCATAATAGCAGGAGTTTGAGGAGCATCCATCAAAATAGTCAAAGAAACCCAAAATGGTAAAGAAATGTTCTTTAAAGCGCCCCAGACGTCTCCTGGAATAGTTTTCCCTTTTAAGTGTGCCATCATGTTCCAAAATGTATGGGCTGTCACTGCCAGGGGTAGAGGCATTACCCATGTTAGGAAGTGCATGATTGCTGTTGGCCAATATTTATCAAAAGGATGTTGTGTCATTTCATATAGCACTATTGGCAAGGGAGTTACCCAGCGTTTGACCAATTCTTCGAGAATGGCTCTTGTAATAGTAATGGTGGGGCTACGCCATACATCAAACGTCGCTGGTATATACTGGGAGAAATCATTGTTGGTAGTTGCAGTGACCTTCCTAGGTGGCACATCTACATCAAAGAAAATTGAAAATTGATCATCATAGATAGTGCAAGGTAATTGCTCTACGCCTTGTATTACTTCTTCTAAATCTGTGCAAAATTGTTGGTCTACACCGTATTTTGCCAAAAGAAAATCATAAATGTCTGGATTAAAAGTTTGTCTTTTGGCTACATGAATCTTGTCGTCGGAGGGTTCGTACCGAGCTTTCACGGTATCTAATAACTCAAGTTCTCTCCGACACAAAACACGCAAAATGGGGATATGACTCCAATCCAACTCTACGCATTCTGCCACTCCTTTCAACCAGGATAAATCAAGATTCCATTCTTCACGACTCCATCCATGTTTCATTAGAGCGCGGCCTATCTTAGGGCCATAACAGCGTCCATTTGCTGTAGGGTAAAAATACCCTGAGCAAAACTCTGACATGTAGGGGTCAATGTTGATTTTCATTTTTGGTCTAATTCCCAGATTTTTAATTATTTTCTCTGCTGCCGGGACGTAAGGTAAAAACAACGGGTCTGCGAATATTAAATTGTCATCGCCTAAAACCCATATGAATAAATGTTGCTTAAATACTTCATAAGACCATAAATGAGCGGTTACGGTGTAAAACGCATAATCATGCGCTTGTGCGTTCAGTAGACTATTCCCACAACTAGTGTTACCGTCTCCGGTTTTCCGTCGGCCGGCATGGCGGGCCAGGTGTCCGTGACGTGTGATACTGAAAAAAGAAAGTTGTTTCCGCAATGCCCGATATGTTCGGGCGGGAGGACTGAACCAACCATATTGCGTCGTTTCAACATCGAGCGCGGCCTCTTCCAGAGATCCGTCCCAAGTTGACCCGTCGTCTTCAATGGTGATACAAGATCCAAAACGAGCTTTAATCGTGTCAATGCAATAATCAAATTGTGAGCCTAGCTGCTCTGCTGTATATGTGGTCATATAAACAATGTGACTATCGGGTAAACACCAAGTGTTTCGTAGATGTTTTGAAAATGCATGTGTCCAAGGGCCAGTGTGAACTTGATATACAGGTCCTCGACTTTGAATCAACCTTGGGGTTAAATCATAAGGGCCTGCTTCATCAGTTTTAAACAAAAATTCCCGTTTTATGAATGATTTACACATATTATATGCAGGGCCGTCGCCTACTAATTGTTGCTCCTTAGCTTCAATTAGTTGCTGCTGGCGTGCGGCAGGGAATCGTTTGACCCATTCATCAAATGGCGTGGGTCGGACTGGTCGAATGTCGTGATTATAAATGACATTGCGATTTTCTTCTACGTGGGTAAGCAATTGCTCCCACTGCTCTTTCACAAAAACCACCCGCGGGTCTTTATGAGGTTCAGTGTTTTCCCACTCTAAGGGGACTTCTACGTCCAAATCTAACAATACGCGATTACGCATTGAAATTTCTTCATTGTGGGAACAACTACGAGCTTGCACTGGAGTTCTTTGTTTGAACCCAATGCCTACAAGTGTCACACCATGTTTGGGGACACAAACCTCATTTTCTGACCGGACAAAAGATGCCAAGGGGTGTTGAGGGAGAGCTGGAGTGTGAGCATAGCACAAGTCTTGTGCTGAACGCGGTGCATAACTATATTTTCCGAAACTACCCCAGAAATCTCCGGGGACCTGTATTAGACTAGAGAGGAAATTCCAACAGGAGCCTAGGAAACCCATAACGGGTGTCACCCACCATGTCATCCAAGACGGGGCTACATAGTAAGCGGCCTTCATCAATCCCGTCCCCAACCATAAATATAGTTTTGGGGGACAGTAAATTAAAGCAGCTGTCAAAGCAGCCATTTGCCAAGGGTAATGGTAGAAAAGATCCATCCAGGAGTTATTCTGAGCAACAGTCCGATTCCACATCTTCGTGCGGAAATAATTCGAGAAAAATGTCCAAAAATTTTGAGTGGACTGTTGGGAAAAGGGATAGGTGTATGCGATTGTGACGGCATCGTGGACTACTAGGGGTAAAAGATCGGCTGGAATATTCAAGTTTTTGACTAATGTTTTTGCAGCCGCAGTCATAGTTTGAAACACCTCTGGAGTTCGTGGTCGATTGGTAAAGGTTGTAATTAACTGTGAAACCAAAATTTTTGGGATTCCGAACTCACTGGTGCTTGTGTAAAACCCTGAGTAGCGTGAAAAGGTGGGTGTGACTGAGGGGACATTTGTTCCCGACAAGGTAACAGGTTGATAATTGATTGGGCCAAAATGATTATGACTCATTAAAGAGTAGCCTAGACTGTCATTCTTGTTTGGAACTTCTGACTTCATACCAGCGGGAGCTTTCTTAAAAACGTAAACATTTGTGTCTCCTACGTTGGTGTCAATAGTCCAACTCATAGCGATGCCATCCTTCTCATAGTAATTTGTACAGTGAAGCCAGGCCATATCCGGATGTTGATAGGCCTGTTGATTGCCCGCCAAAGAGGCAGTCACTGTGCCGCTTTTGTCGACCTGGTAAATATGTTCTCCTAAAGATTTAGTTCCATAAGGGTCTCTATATACATGTAAAGCGGCCAACAGTGTGCCAGCCAAGGATTTGTGCACCAACTCCAATATCTCATTTTGTGATAAATAATACAATGAATGTGTGGATGTATAATAATGAGGGGTGATGCACTGGCAGGCATTGACTGTATGTTGACAGTGGGATAACCCAGCCTGGGGGTCATAACTGCCACGAAACACATCAGCACCGCTAAGAATTGGATTGCAACCATGGACTCGAGCCCAGGTATTTCTGCGGTGTTTTTGATGACGTGCCATTGTGGCCCCAATGTCTACTATGAGGGGGACTCGGGAAAAATTTTTCTGCTCAAATTTCCAAATATATGAAAAGATTTGTAACTCTGATATCTCTCGCTCTACGCGGGAGACTGGATGAGGGAAAAATTCACGTGACGTGTGCAACGTCCAGCCCTGACAATAATCTTCAAATTTTTCTAATAAATGGGGGGGCATTTGTAGGACTGTGCGCAACACGTTCCGCGGGGCACCCTCCATCGTAGTTGACACCGCAGGGCTAGCAAACCGGGTTGCCAAGTAATGTGGAACAAACTTATGCTCTTTGAGCAAGATTTCATTCAATGTTAGCATGCCGGGTTTTAACGCTGGGCCTTGGGGTCCTGGAGGGGGTGCGGGTCCGCGAGGTGGAATAGGTGGAGGTGGCCCAGGGGGACCACCCGGA